TTTTTCAAGTAATTGTTCTGCTTTATCTTTAATTACTATCCAATCTATACATTGTTGCTGATTGTATTGTAAGGATTTTGCCCAATCAATTAATTCTTGCATTGCTTTATTCATAACTTATTTGTTTTTGTTTTGACATAACTATTGTTTCAATTTCTTGCATTTGAGTTAAAAGTGCATTAACACCTAATTCATTTGCTAAGTAGTCAAATAACTCTTGATAAGGTTGTTCTCTTGGAAATATTATTTTATAATAACTACCATATTCTATACACGATTCACCTAATTCCATATCAACTTCAAATTCTACTAATTTAATTTCTATTTCCTCACAAGTTGGGTTTTTAATGAACCATTCTAAGAACTCATCATCAATGGCTTGTACACCATCATTGATTAAGTCTTGGTCTGTTGTTAGGATGATTTTTTTAACATCTCTATCAACTACATTATTAGGATACATGCATTTAATCATTGTATTAGTTCCACTAAGTACATAATCTCCTTTTTTAATTTCTTCTGAAGAAATGATGTAGATGTTTTGACTTATAAATGTTTTATAAAATTCTTCTTTATCAAAAAGTAATTTACCTTGAAAGTAGCTTAACCTACTTGGTTTATCTGTGGGCAATAAATGTATATTTTTCATTTTATATTGTTTAATGGGTAAGCTTTTAATATTGATTTTACATTTACATCAGCTCCTACATTATCATCTGTAATTACATCTGTATAATCAAATATTTCATTAGTCTCTAAGTCAACATATTCTACATAAGCTTTTTCACTTGCTGATTTCAATGCTGCTTTTACGTGTAATTTAGCAAATCCAATCATGATACGATATACTTCATTAGGAGTGTAATCTCCTGCTAAGTATCCATCATTTTGATTTAGTACAAATTCTTTTGCTGTTGGTATGCTCATAATTTTAAATTTATTCATTGTTTGGTAATACTGCATCTTCTTCTTCTTCTGACATATCAACCGTGAATTTATTATTACTGGTTTCACCAATAACATCAAAAATCATATAATCTACCCCATCGTCTTTAATCCATCCAATTATTTTTTTCACAGCTTCTAATGGATTATCTGAATCAATGTCATTAAACGTTAACGATACAGTGTAAGTTTCCTTAATTGGTCTATTCATAATTTTAAAATTTAAAAAGGGAGCTTTTACACTCCCTTTATTTTTTACATATTAAAGTCAAACATAAAATCTGTGCTGTTCCACCACCTTACAAAGGCTTTATACCCATGTACAAGTGGATTATGAGCAGCATATTGTGGATAACCATCTGTGTTTCCACAAACCTTACACACATTAATTGTCATTGGCACAGCAAACAACGATGCACTAATTAATAACAAAACTACTAACATTTTCATTTTTTTCATATTTCTGTTTTAAAAGTTTAAAAAGAGAGGAGCTTTGGTACTCCTCATTGATAGGTAAGTGGGATTCTTATATCACCCTTGTTCGTGTAGTCTACAGCTACCAACAAGTTTCATCAGTTCTCAGTGTAGCCTTAGATGAAAGTCTGCAATGTAGGCAGGACTCGAACCTGCATTTAGAAGCTGTTTTCAATGTTATTACTTCCACCCGTTTATAGAGCTGCGTATACCAATTCCGCCACTACATTACTTGATAAGAGATGTTCTGAGTGGTTGCGATCCACAACAGACTGGGACACATTATCAAAAGTTACTGGATAAGCACCCAAATAACTATGTGATGGAGGTGGGATTTGAACCCACAATGTGGTGCTTCTATAACACTTGTATCTATGTAGTTTTGCATACTACTCACAAGCACCCTCTCAGATAATAGCGTCTACCACGTTAGAGGACACCCCTAACACCTTCCGCCACTCCATCAATTTATTTCCACCACCATTGCTTTATAGAACATTTAAAAATGAATAATTTTAATCTTATTCTTCTTTTTAGTTTTACATACCATGGATCTTTTTTAGATTTCTCCATGATTTGCTTAATAAGACTTGGTGTTTTTCTCATTTTATTGTTTTTTAAAAAAGTGAGAGGGGAGGATAGCTAGTCCTCCCAAAGTGTCTACTTACTACCTATGCATTCATCTAGAATTAACATAGCCCTCGTGTTCATGCACTCTCTCAATATTTTTATTCTGTTTTTCTAATGTATGGACGTTTTCTTGGCTCATTGTTTATAAGATCGCTGTAATTCCAAATGGTTGTAGGAATTGTGAACGAAATCAACAAGCTGGCATAAAACGCAAAATCAAATTGATTGAAATTCCAATAGTATAATAGATTAATGAGAAATGAGATTATTGCAAAGAATGTTGCTACGCTTCTCTTTTGTTCTATTGTGAATATGTATATTGACAGTTCTAGAGAAACAGCGAATACATATGCAATAATCTCATCCACCCATCCGTTTGTTTTAGAAATGCTCTTAAACACGAATGCAGCATGACTCACTTGTGTTATCAATGCTGTTATGATGGCTATTCTCACTAATATAAACTTATTCATATATTTGGTTTATGCAAATATACAAAATTAGTGTTTCTTTAACAAGGGATTAAAGACTATTCCATCAGAAGAAATGTGTGATATTTTCTTCTTCAGAGCTTCTTCCACTTTTTTTTCATCTCTGAACATGTGAGGAATATCTCCCCACGATATATGACTAATTTCCCAAGATGATGTTCCATCCCATCCAATGTCTCCATTAGATGTGTACATCTTTTCTCTTTGGTGCATCCAATTTACATCTACGTAAATTGTTGCATATTTTTCAGGAAATAACTCATATTCTATTTTTATTTCTTCTACACCATTTGTGTACATAAAATATTTTTGTATATTTGTTTAAAATATTTTCACTATGAACAAAGATCAAATTTTAGGACTTGTTAGACACGTATTGACATTCGTTGGTGGATTTCTCATCACCAAAGGTGTAATTGATGAAGCAACTTCTGTAGAAGCAATTGGTGCAATTAGCACATTAATTGGTGCTATTTGGAGTGTTGCTTCAAAAGTGGTGAAAACAGCCTAATTCAATCTCTTAATGAAAAGGGAGAATATTAATTTATTCTCCCTTTTTTTATTTATACATCAGCATCGTCATCTCCTTCGAATGGGAAGTCTTCATTTTCAGCATCTTCCCAAGAGAAAATGGTCTCATGCATCCCAAGTATTGACCCTAGTTCTAGGATGTTATCAGGATGAATGCCATCTTCCACTTCTAGTTCTAAAGAGCCATTGATTCCTCCTTCAATGATTTTAGAAGAGATATCAATAGCCTCTAGATATTTAACAATTTTCTCTTTTGTCTCATCCTTAGTGACAGGATGGAATCCGTACGTAAGTATCATATATCTATTTTTTGGTTATAAAAGAAACGCTTTATAGTCTTCGTAAGGATTATACTCATCATCATCTCCAGGAAAATCATCATTAAACAATTGAGACATTTCACCTTTAAGCTCAAGTTTAGGAGCAGGTTTGTTTGCAATTTGCGAATTGCGAACTTGGGCTTGTGAAGCCCTTATTATCATTTTTAGCGTATTACGCAGATGATTGATATCCATTTCGTCAACATCAATCAAAGATCCATTACGCATTTTCCAATATACTGTACTCATGTTCTATGTGTGTTGGTATTTTGTTAAACAATAGAGATACATTAAACTCCTCGCACCATTCTTGGAATGTAAGAGGTTCATAATTGATCACTGGAGGACGTGTAAGTGTATTACCACTCTTCTGACTCGTCATTATCATCGTCGTTAGTTTTAAAATGATTAGATATTTCATCACTGTATTCTTCTTCAGATTCTTCGTACTCCTGAAGAACAGAAATTATCACTTTGCCATCCATGTACAACAACTGATAACCTTCTTCGTCATCGTATGTTGTTTCTACATCAATGAGTCCTTCGTTCTCAAGAATCAGATTGAATTCCTTTTCTCCTATTTCTGTATAGGAGTCGCAATCTTCTCCACAATCCCACCAACCTATTTCTTCTGGTCGAGCAAGGATTGTGCCATCCATTGCACATATATATGGCTTTACTGGATGTCCATTCTCTCGAATGAACAATTCCTTATCAAGACGAAGACTCTGTTCTTGAGAAATTGTCCTGATTCTAACGTAATCAGAATATTTATCAAGACTTGTAAACATCATCCCTGGCTCTATTTCCTGCCAAGAAGGAAGTTCATAGCTTTGAAATATTAACACTGCTTCCATTGTATTTGGTTTAAATATTACTTGTTTTGTTATCGTAGCATTCTTGTGCATATTCCAACGCACGTGTGTCTGAATTTAATACAACAAGTCCTGCAAAACTCTTATGATGTTCATTAGTTTTCCATCTAAAGAATGTGCATGGTTTACCCATACATATACAGGAGTGTATGCCTTCTTCAAATTTATCAGACACTCTATTGTCAACTATTTGATCAGCTTCTAATTCAGAACGAAGCATGCTAAATATATCATATCCAATTAAGGTTTCCAACTTACCATGTAAATAACAATACGAAGGTCTAACCACTTCGTCATCATTATAATAGCCTGCTAAATACCCACCATTATATGTACTCTCAGGCACAATGGTGTAAACTAATTTGTTTGTCATTCTAATTCAGTTATGTTGTCAATTGTAGTGGATATATATCCTATTACCATCAAACCATCGTCTTGAGGCAGAAAGGTTTCTATTCCTAATTTGTCTTCATTACGAAAACAAACTACCACTCTATCACATAACTCTTCGATGTCTACAATGTTATCGTCTACATCGATTACAAATTCCATTGTCATCTTTACTTCTTTCATAAAAATATTATACGTTTTTAAATATAAAATGAACTAACCAAAGGAAAATATATGTATATAGATATAAAGTCTAGATACATATATTGTGAGAGGTTAATAGCCTAAGAGCTCTAGTTCTTCTATAGAAGCTGTCACTATTATATTTCCAGACAAAATCCAGAAATCAAAATAGAAATTGGCTAACTTTTTGAAGTTGTAGAACTCCTTGGCTGACAATGTAATTGTCTTCATATTATTGGTTTGATGGTTACTTTTTAAATAAGTCATCATAAGACTTTTTACAGTCTTGATAACTTGTATACAAAGAATAAGAGGTCATCAGTCCTCCTGTGAACACTAAGCTAATGATAGCGAGGTTTACTTTTGATGGTGTGAGCAAATAAATGCCTAAAAATATCCACGCTATAGATGCCATCAACATCACTATAGCAGATATTAAATAATAATTTTTCATATTGTATCATTTATCACAATTAACAATATAGGGCAAACTATCACCCAATAAATAATGGACATTCCCCAAAACTGTCCTGCGTTGAACACTTCTTTGGGAACAAATGCACATCCTGTGCATACAAACGCTATCCACACCAACAAGAACGGTGTGATGATTGCTAACAAAAACAATGCTGCTTTTTTCATTTTAATTAATATGTGAAGGTTTAAAATACAAAATAAAAAAGAGAAAACATTTGCAATAAGTGGTGTTATTCAGCACCTTTCGCAAACATTTTCTCTATAAGAGAGAATTAATTGAAAAATGTTAATGCCCATTTATAGAGCTCCAATGTTTCTCTATCAAACCAATCATCCTCGTCCTCAGACAAGAATGCGATTTGCCTCTCCACATCTTCCTTTGAATAAGGATTGTGGAGATATGATTCTCCAAATGCTTTCATTTCTTCTGGACTACCACCATCGTAGCCAAATCTTGCCTGAAATGGATCACAATGGTCACAAGAGCCATAAGCTCCTATCACCACGCTGCGTTGACCATTATAGTCAACAACAGCACCCCAAGTGCCTTGATAATCACCTGAGGCTTTGAAATCTATTACCGTAGCACCTGCTGCTTTCAACGCTGAACTATACCCGTAAGCTGCCATAAAATATATATTTGAGGATGAATAAAAAATAATTTAAAAAAAGAAAATAGAAGTCCCCTACTAACACATTTCTGTGCGTTCAGGGAAACCTCAAAATCAGTTGAAAAATAATATATACGCATGTCGTTTGCTTTTGTATACAAACTTTCTCCATTATTATTACAAACCTAGTCTCATTATGAATGTCTTTTCAATTCATCTTTAAGATTTTGTTATAGGAAATGGAGACAGAGCAACCTTAATTTATGTTTGTTTAGGCTGTACACATCAGCACGCCACTCTCCATGCGTATAAATATTATTGCAAGGTGTAGGTGTCGTTAGAACTTGACACCAAAATACCCATTTTTTTAAGTTGTGTACGAGACAAGCTCGTAACAACAGTGAAGCCGTGTTGTGTGTAGAGCGGTGCTCCATCACACTGTGAACAGCAAATAAATATATCCTTTATTGCAGGCTTCGCGTTTCCAAACGATGCTGCTGCATCAGCATTTTTTACAAAATATTTCTTATCTGTGTTCATACTAATGGTAAGGTTAACCTATACACCTAAAGGTTTTAATTAAAATAAGTGCAAAGTGAGAGAATCGAACTCTATAGAACATTCCAATCTTTGCATATCGCTAATATCAAGAGGATAATCTCAATCAATCAACTAATCTGTGGTAACTGAACAGATTTAAACAGTAGTAAATTTTACAGTTTTTTACTCAACTGGCTGCAATAGGCATCATAAATCTAATAAACAATTATCTGTTTATTGACCAAGATTCATTTAGCCTGATAATACACACATCCAATTAAGGATATGTAAATTGCAGCAACTTCTTAATTATTCATCTCCACAAGACGGTCAAATCTTGCAGAGGAAGTTGTTTTTTTATAACATAATGGTTTGTGTTGTGAAGATCTTTCACAAAAAAAAAATGAAAAAATAATAAAAAATAGGATTTATAAAGGTTTTTTATACGTTAGTTTTAGCATGATATATCAATGCATCTAACGTTTTTTATCCTTCACCAACAAGTGAGTTTCCTCTTTTCAAGCGGTATTCTTGTTGTTGTACAGCTCAGCACCACGCTATGAGCCGCCTATTTAGTTTAATACAGGTAAAAGCTAAATTACGATGTAATGGACCTAAACCCTGTATTGTTGATGAGCTGAATGTCCCTATCATATCTCATCTTTACAAATCAAATACGTTTTTGTATTTCAGAACGTATAAACTGGGGCGTAGTTTTAATTCCCGTCGACCTGTGCCCTAAGGAGAATAAGCAGTTTTATGTCATGCTTAGGACAGGCTGATTAGAATGCAGGGCAAATGCCTCTACATCCTATAAAACTATTGCCATCAGGAGTGTATACAGGATCAGCCACTGTATACAATTTGCTGCAATCTACACCTGCAGCCTTAGCAGCTGAAGCGTATAGAGCAGAAACAATGTAAACATCAAAACCGTCTGGTAATGAGTCTACTCCTGAGAAACTCTTGCCAAATACAGGGATATCAGCAATAGATGGCAAATCTATTGTAGATATTTTAGCACTAAGCACTCCTGTAGAAGGAATACTTAGCACTACGTCACCTCCAACATACTTGCGTATTGCTGGAGTGAAAACAGAACCTGAAACCACATTTATGGCATGTGGTGTGCCATTAAAAATCTTAGACATAACTATATTGATTTAATTGGTTACTAAAAGTTTGCTCTGTTCCTCCTTTAAGCTACAGAGACTGATTTCAATGAATATTTGCTAGGAAATCTTACACTTGCGAGAGGGTATATCTCTCTGGGCGTACGCTTTTGTGAACGCAAATATCCATCTAAGAAGGTTTCCACCTACAATAGCCTAAATGTATTAGACATCAAAATGTTCATTCTTCAGAAGAACATATAACAACAACCCATTCCCATAGAGAAACGAATCTCTATGAGAACAGGAATAATTTACCACTGGTCTCCAAAGTGGGACATAAAGTCCCTCCATCTAAAATTCTCATTCTTTTCAAGAATGGAATTCATGAGAGCCATATCTTCAGGAGTAGCTTCTCTTACAGTTTTGTCAACCACCTCGAACTCGTAGTGGTTAACAAATTCACGAGCTATCTCTAGCCCGTTCATAAAGAATACACTAAAACTTCCTGTAGCACCATCTTCTGCTATGAAATTGCTTACTCTTACAGACACTACGTTGTTAAAACTCATGATATATATAAATTAAAGAGGTTACAAAAGAATGTATAAGCGATGTTGTTCTTATACGTACACACAATTAACCATCAACGTATCTACCGTTTGTGTGCTATTGCCATTAAAATATTCATTATGTACGGCAATTGTACATAATGTATATAAGAGAATGTGATGTGTTAAGGGTTATTGGTCACCCTATACATCCCTTTCTCCTATATAAATACATGTTTTGTTTAACGATAAGTTGAAAAAAGCCGCCTTTTCTTTTCAAACGTTAAACAAAACGTATATATCCCCTCTGCATTCAATTGTAATACGTCTTGTACAAGACATTAAATTATTCCTCGTTCCATTTATGGTCTTTAGGATAATATATTACAATTGCTCATCCTTGGGAAATGAGATTGATGCATTAAATATATTCTTTCTATAGAACAATATAAAACCCTTTGGAGTATATATATAATTAATTATTCAACACACATTCGTGATGAATATAATATATACCCCAAAGGGGCAGTGGCTTAAGAACCTGCCACTAATGTGTTCAACGGTACTGTTACCGTCTCAGCCGCTGGCTTACGCACCTTCCGCTTGTACTCTTCGTTGGAGTACAATGCTTCGATTTGCTTTCTGGTCTTCCACACGCTGACTTCTGCAAGTCCTTCAGCGGTGGGTTTCAATGTCAGTGTGAACAGTGAGCCATCGTTGTAGGCATCCAAGAACGCCTGACTGTCACTGTTAAACTTTGTACCATTAGCAAGGTTGAACAAGTGATATGCTTGTCCTGCTTTGCTATTTGGCTTACCGTCCTTTCGTAGTTCCTGGTGAATGAGTGTAGCACGGTATTGTACCTGTTCGATTTCAAGTCCTTCTAATGTAATCATAAAACAAATCACAGGGAGGTATGTTGCACCCCGTCAATCAAAGGAGGGGTTGATATTGGAAGTACTCTCCTCTCCCATCTACATAAAGGAGGGGGGGGGGCTAGAAAAAAAAATTTTTTTTTTTGTATTTATATTTCCCCTTACCTTTGAAGGGTGGAGGGCGGGAATAGATCTATAGAAACCATAGAATTTTTAGGATTTTATAGCTTATGTGGTTTAGAGGAGTTTTTAGTTTACACGAAAATGTTTCTATCTTTGTAGGAATTAAATATGGAAAATAGGAAAACGATATTACAGACATTGAGGAAAACACTTCCTGATGTTTATTCAATAGCAGAAAAGTATTATACATTCATTTCTGTTATGAATGACATTAAGTTGTCTGAGAGAGAAATACAATTGATATCATTTTTTGCTGTTAAAGGGAATATTTCCTATACAGTGAATAAGGAGGAGTTTTGTAAGAAGTATAACAGTTCAGAGGCTACGATGAATAATATTATTTCTAAGCTTAAGAAGATGAAGATTTTGTATAAGGAAGGAAATAGGATAAAATTACATTCTGCCATTCTTTTGGATTTTAATAAAAACATTTCTTTGAACATAAATCTTGTACATGAATAGACCCTCTTCTATGTCGATTAAGGAATACCTTGTACGTTTACAAGCTATGTCTTCTCTAAGAAGTGAGAGTGTTATTAACAGTGTTATTACACATCAGTTTCAGAGTGCTAACGATGCTATGAAAACAAACAATAGCATAGAGATTTCTGGCTTTGGGAAGTTTTATTTTAATTTGCCAAAGGCTAAGAAAAGGATAGAAGCTCTTAATAATAAAATAAGGAATTATAAGAGAGCGTTAATAGAAGACAGTCCTTCAGAAATTCTCATAAAAAGAATAGAAGCAAGAATTGTTTTTCTACAGGAAGAATTAGACAGATTAAATAATAAAACCAATGAGCTTTAAACAAATTTTAGAAGGATGGAGAAATCACATTATTCCTCCACATGAAATGAAAGAAGTGATTAATAACACTTCTATAGAAAGAATGAATATATGTAACAAGTGTGAATGGTTTTCTGAGAACAGAAAGAAGACAGGGGAATATAACACGTTGCGTCCTGATGAACATTGTACAAATTGTGGATGTACGCTTTCTGCTAAAACAAAATGTCTTTCTTGTAGCTGTCCTTTGTCTCTATGGGATGCTGTTACAACAGATGAAAGTATTGATGACGAATTAAATGATTTGAAATGAACAATATGACAATAAGGAAAGTGGAATTGTTGGCATTGCTAACAGCTTTGAAAGAAGTGTATGAAACAACAGAGGTTAGGTATATTGATATTACAGCAACGCTTCATGACGATGAGGATACATTGATGATAACACCTTCTGAAGACGATGATGATGACGAAGAAATAATTGAAATTGATATAACAGATTTAGCATGAACACAATACAAGACGCATTTTATTTTATAGAGAAGTTGGCAGCAATATGTGCTACGCCAGGAATTAATGTGACAACACAAGACATTGCAAATAATCAAATACAGAGATTGTTGGGTGTGGTGGAACAGGAAGTGAAGAAGATAACAGCACAAAGCAGTGGAATAATAATTTAGAAATGGCAAAGAAGAAGAACGAATATAGTGAAATCATTGATGTGCTGAAAGAGCTAAAAACTCTCCATCCCTCTTATGGCATGGGAAGACACATAGCAACAGCTTTAGATGATTGTGGAGACGTGTGGGGAATGAGAGACAGTGAAATGCTTTTTGCTCTACAGAAATACAAGAGTGAATTAGATATGAACATTGTCTCAGATGATGCCCTTGACAATATTGTAAAGGATGGATTGAATTTATTTAACCAAGAAGACTATGGCGACTATTAAAAAAACTACATACATTAATACAGAACTTCTGTGGGCGGAGGAACAACTTACGTCATGGAAAGCATATGTTAATGCCAATCCTCTTCACGAGTTGAAGGACAGGATTGAATGGAAACCAACATCAAAAGGAGGAATGCTCCCAATGGTGATTGCTTCTATAGAGGCTCAGGGGAAGTTTGTTCAAGAGACAATGAAGAACTATTTAGCTTTATTAGAAGTGGTGGATAAACTTAGAGAAAAAGAAGAAGCAAAAGTGGAAGTGAGAGGTAAGGGAGAATTGTCTTCTATGGCTGAAGACTTTCTTAAAAATAGAAAATGATCAATCTCAAAAATATAGATTATAAAGATTGGTACATCAATCAAAAAAGAATTCCAGATAAATCCTCTGAAGAACATAGAGAGTTTTTCAACCATCACAAAGAATTGTGTCTGAACGGAGCAATGATGGATGGTGTGTACATAAACCCATTTTTATATTGGCACCTCAACTTCTGGAACACAGAGGTGGATATAATAGATGAACGTGGTAGAATTTCACAAAAATATGCCAATCCCTATTTGAGAGATAATGAATGGGTGATAACAAATGAAATTGATAGGGCACAGAACGAAAGAAAAGGACTTGTTATTTTAGGCATAAGACGTTTGGCAAAATCAGTTTTAGAATCAAGCTACATAGCTTGGGGAGCAACGTTTGATGAAAACTCACAGAACGTAATTGCAGGCTTAAATAGCCCTGATATAAAGCTTATTACAGATAAGATAGACAAGGGATTGAATTTCATTCCTGAAGCTTGGAGGTGGCAAAGAATAGAAGATAATTGGAAGAATCAAGTGACGCTAGGAATTAAAACTAAATCAGGAGAAAGGATTCCTTATTCCTCTATTCTTATTCGTAACCTTGATGAAGGTAATAATGAGGAAGCTATTGCAGGTACAAAACCCAGAAAGCTTATTATAGATGAGATAGGAAAAGGATCCTTTCTTAGAGGACTTCAAGCTGCTATTCCAGGATTTACAACACCCTTTGGTTGGGGATGTAGTCCAATTCTTACAGGAACAGGTGGTGACATGAAAAGATTTATGGATGCCAAGAGTCTTATGTTTGATGTAGACAATTTTAACTTCCTTACGTACAATAATTCAAAAGACACGTCTAGAATACATGGGCTATTTATTTCTAACAAGTATAGAATGGAAGCCAAAGAAGACTCTTCTCTTGGTGCTTTCCTAAACGTTCCTCTTTCTTCAGAACTACACCAAGTTAAAATGCTTGTAAGCAATGAAGAAAAAGCAAATGCTCTCACTGTAAGTAATCTTGAACGTCTGAAGAAAGCTGGAGATAGAATTGCCTATCTAAAAGAAAAGATGTACTATCCTCAAGAAGTGGATGATATATTTTTAAATGAGGATACAAACATATTTGATATTGAATCTGCCAAGAGACAAAAGAGTAGATTGTTACAACAATTGAGAACAGGCACTCCTGTTATTCTTTTCCAAGATGAGGGTAAAATATCACACGAGTTTACAGACAAACTACCTATTTCAAACTTTCCTCTAAAGAATTCTGATTTAAAAGATGCTCCTGTAGTTATATATGAATTTCCTATAGAAAATCCTCCATACGGATTGTATGTAGCAGGAGTGGATCCCTACAGACAGGGACAATCAGCATACAGTTCTTCTCTAGGTAGTGTGTACATATATAAGAGAATGCACAGCTTGATGGATGAAAAATACCAAGACATGTTTGTAGCTTCTTATTGTGCACGTCCTGATAAGAAAGAAACATGGGAAGAACAAGCTAGAATGCTAATTAAATATTACAATGCTCGCACCCTTTGTGAGAATGATGATATTTCTTTTATAGAATACATGAAGTCAAAAGGAGATGCACAATATCTAGAAAAGCAGCCTCAATGGCTCATGGAGATTGTTCCTAACACAACAGTGAAGCGAGAATATGGAATACATAGAAGTAGTCAAAAGATTATTGATTATTTACATGCATGTCTGAAGAAATATATGGAAGAATCTATTGTTAAAGAAACTGATGAGAATGGCTCTGTGATTAGAGAGGTGTTTGGGGTGAATAAAATACTTGATCCCGTTCTTCTAGAAGAGATTATTCAATATAACGATAATGGTAACTTTGATAGAATCATTGCTGCGGAATTAGCAATAGCACAAGCACTCAAAATGGATCCTATATTTGGAAGAATTGGAGGAAGTGGAGATGATAGAGTGAAATCTTTGTATTCAGGAAAAAGAAACAATAAATTATTTTCTGAATCAAGTTCTCTTTTTTACAATAAACAAAAACAAAAACTGTTTACATAATGCCTATAATTAGATATACAAAAGATGCTACGATTAGATATGCCTATCTTAATATATTCCCTGACCAATTTAAAACAGACAAAGAGAAGCAAGATGAGAGTTGGGTGAAGAACACAATGGACTATTTTGCAAACAAAGCATATTCTGAATATGTAAAGAATAGAGATACATTTGTTAAAAACTATGATCTTATTAAAGGGATTCTTCGTCCTGAAGATTTTTATCAAGAACAAGATGTAAAGTCATTTACAGAAATGTTACAAAGTGATTTGGAACTTCCTGCATATGTTAAACATTATTCAATTATTACAACACCTGTTAATGAGCTTGTGGGAGAGATTTCAAAAAGACCTAACACATATTCTATAAAAGCATTTGATGATGATAGCAAGGCAGAAGAGTTGGAATACAAAACACAGCTTCTTCAGGACTACGTAATGAATCAAGTGAAACAAGACATTCTGCAGAAAGCAGCAATGAGAGGAGAAGAAATAGACGAGGAGCAGTTGAATCAAATGACAATGGAGCAGGTGAAAGAAGATTTAGATTCTTACACATCTGTTGCAGAGAAATGGGCAAATCACATACTTACAGCTACAAAAGCTGAATTCAATCTCAAAGAAAAGAGTGAGGATGCATTTAGAGACATGATGATCACTGCTAGAGAATTCTATCACATCTATGAAGATAATTCTAAAACAGGATATAATATAGAAGTGTGCAATCCTAAGAATACATGGTTTCTCACTACGCCTGATAGGAAGTATATTTCAGATGTAACAGGTAGAGCACAAGGAGCGTATGCTGCTGGAACAGTGATGGTGATGGAATTGTCTGAAATTATAGAAACATTCCCATTCATCACTAAAGAAGAGATAGATCATTTAAGAAGTTCTTTACAAGACTACGGACTTATAAATGTGAGAGAGTCTAATTTGGGAAACCCTAATGCCACTCCTGGAACAGACTCTGTACAATACGACACCTATGATCCTCTTGTGCTTCGTACAAGAATGATTATTGAATCAGAAATGAAAGAGAACAATGATGGACTAAAAGACTTTTTAGGACTCACATCAAATGTTTCCTCATTTGGATACAAATATGTTGTTGTAAGAGCTTATTGGATTTCAAAAAAGAAAATAGGGAAGCTTATATTCTTAGATGAAATGGGAAATGAACAATCAATATTAGTTGATGAGAGTTACAAAAGTAACACCATTCCTACACAACAGTCTTTAGAATGGGGATGGGTGAATCAATGGTATGAAGGAGTGAAGATAGGACCAGACATCTATCACATCAAACCTTACAAGCTTCTTCCATACTGTCCTATTATAGGACTTACACATGAAGTGAAGAACACAGAAGCGAAGTCTTTAGTAGACTTAATGAAACCTTTTCAGGTGATATACAATGTTTGTATGAATCAACTGTTCAAACTTCTTGAGAAAGAAATAGGAAAGGTTTATTTAACATCAATTAGACACATTCCTGTTCCAAAAGACGGAGATGCACAAGATGCTCTTGATATGTGGGAGTTGGAAGCAAGAAATCGAGGAGTGGTATTTATTGATGACTCTCCAGAAAATCTAAAAGCACCATCTTCTTTCAACCAGTTCAGAGACATTGATTTAACAAGAACACAAGAAATACAATCTCGTTACACTCTTGCACAACAAATGAAGAATGAGTGTTGGGAATTGATAGGTATGTCTAAACAGAGAATGGGAAGTATTTCTGCATCAGAATCTGCTACAGGAACAAATGCTGCTCTTACACAAAGTTATTCTCAAACAGAACCTCTTTTTGTAGCTCATGAATATGTATTAGGACAACTCTATCAAGCTGTTATTGATGCTTCTCTCTATGTAGAAAGCAAAAAGCCTCAATCAACAATTTCATACATTACATCTAAAGGAGAATCAGCATTTGTAGAAGTGAATGGTACAGATTTGAGATTTAGAGATTTGAAAGTGTTTGCTACAAATAGACCTGAAGATAAGAAGATGTTTGAAGAGATTAGACAATTGTCTCAAGCTGTTATACAGAATGGTGGATCATTGTACGACATTATAGAATTGTATTCTACAGATTCTGTACGTCAAATGAAGAAGGTGTTTAAGACATTGAAAGATAGACAAGAGCAAATGCAAGACCAACAACAACAAATGCAACAACAGCAGCAACAAGCTCAACAAGAACAAGCTCAAGCTCAATTGGCACAACAACAACAACAACATGAAGAGCAAATAGCTCATGATGACTATCAAAAACAACTTGATAGACTTTCTAAAGAGAAGATTGCAATTATTTCAGCAACAGGATATGGTAATGTTGCAGCAGAAGATGTTGACCAGAACGCTGTTCCAGACGTATTAGAAATGAGTAAGCTTTCTCACGAGCAGGAAAAGGCTGCAAAAGATTATCAGTTGAAAATGCAAGACATTCAATTAAAGAATAAACAATCAAACGATAAGATGGCTTTAGAAAGAGAGAAGCTTCAAGTGGCAAGAGAAAATCAAAAGAATGATTTAGAGATTGCTAGAACAAATGCAAAGAACAGAGCATCAAAGAGTAAGAAATAGTAATGCCATATTAAATTCAAAATTCACTGTTTTCAAACCTAATGTGTTTGTTAGAATACATTTAATACATATTTTTACACTATAAACCAAAACTACATATGTCTGATAATTTAGAAACCCCATCATTTGGAGATTTCAGTATACAAAATACAATGGAAATGGGAATGGGCAATCAAGAATTGCTTAAAGACCTAATGTCCGCAGAAACATCCACTGCTTCTCCAGAAGAAGTGACTGAAATAAAAGAAGAAGCTCCAAAACCCTCCACAAAATCATCATCCCCAAAAACTACAGAAAGCGATGCTCCTAAAAAGGAAGAATCTGACGCAAGCAAATCGATTCAAGATTTTCTTCTTGGAGAAACAGAAGAAGAAGATGATGATGACGATATTCCTGCAAAACCATCTGCAAAATCTAAAACAGCTCCTTCAAATGAAGAATCTGATGATGATGACAATGATGATGTATCAAATAGATTTACAGCCCTTTCTAATGATTTATTCAAACTTGGAGTTTTTAATAAAGACGAAGATGAAGAGGATGTTAACATTGAATCAGCAGAAGACTTCCTTGAAAGATTCAATCTAGAAAAGAAGAAAGGATCTATAGAAATAGTGCAAAACTTCATAGGACAGTTTGGTGAAGATTATCAACAAGCATTCGATGCAATCTTTGTAAAAGGTGTAGATCCTAAAGAATACTTTGGTGTATATAATAACATAGAAAGTTTTGCAAACCTTGATCTTTCTGAAGAAAGAAATCAGGAAGCAGTTTTGAAACAAGCTCTTGCTGATCAAGGATTTGATCCAGAAGATGTTGATTCAGAAATTGAAAGACTAAAAAATTATGGAGATTTAGAAACTGTAGCACAAAAACACCACAAGGTGTTAGTGAAAAAAGAAGCAGCAAAACTCCAACAGTTAGAAAGACAAAACGAAGAAAGATTACAAAAGCAATATGCCTTTAGACAACAATACGTAAACAACGTACAAAATGTTCTACAGTCAAAACTAAAAACAAAAGAATTTGATGGTATTCCCATCAATCCCAAACTTGCTGGTGATCTACAGGACTTCTTAGTGACAGAAAAATATCAAACTCCATCAGGAGAAAAACTTACAGAGTTTGATAGACAAATTCTTGAATTAAAAAGACCAGAGAATCATGAGATGAAAGTGAAAGTGGGACTGCTTTTAAAAATTCTAGAAACTGACCCTACACTTTCAACAATACAAAAAAGGGCAGTGAGTAAAAAATCAGATGAGTTGTTTAGTGAAGTGGCAAGACAAACTTCAAAAAGTGGCAAATCACTAAGCTCATCAAAACCATCATCTTGGTTTCTGTAACAAATAATAATAAAAGATAATAAAAATGGCAATTTCAACAATTCCTGGAGTTACTGGCTTTACATATGCCAGAGTGGCTTCAATGGACAAAAGAGCGGTGGGCAAGCTTACTGATGCTAACCACTTAGAAAGTTTTCACTCTACAGAACCTGCAGACTATGATAAGAAAATCATCAGTCTTTACACACAGAGTTCTTTGTATTCTAACGATTTCTTGGACATGATTAACAAGTCCACTCCTTTTTATATTGATAATAACAGTGATGCTTGGAAATGGGACATTCAAGTTCCTTACAAGTTTCCTAAAATTATCGATATTCCTACAGCAACTTCCAATCTTACAAAACCTGGTATCGATGGTCAAGAATTTTCTCTTGTTCTTGATACTAATGAGTTCTCTAAGAATGCAATTGTATCTGTAGGCACTCGTCAGTATGGTCCTCGTTTCTACGTAGTTAAAGATCCTCTTCCTTGGAATGCTGGATATTTGTATTCATTCACTCTTGTGTCTGATAACCCTACAGTGGATTTTGTTAGTTCTACATTCCTTCAGACAGGTATTGAACTTGAATTGATTGACGCTGCAATTGGCGAATTTGATCAAGACTTGTTAGGACTTCCTCGTTTGGGTGAGAAAATCACTATGTTTGAATCTTTAGGATCAGCATATGGTTATGAGCACAAAATCACTGAGTGGGCTGATGACAAGATGATGAAAGATGCTTCTGGTAAAGCTTTGGATATTTTGGTGTATGCTCCTCAACGCAGAAACCAACTTCCTTTAACTCGTAACGATGTTAAATGGGAACCATTCATTGAGTTCTGGATGCGTAAGTCTATGTTAGAATTGAAAGTGAAGCGTATGATTTGGGCTAAACCAGGTACAGTGAAAACTAATGGTTCTAAGCAAGAATTAAAGCGTACATCTGCTGGTGTTTACCACAGAATGAGAAACAACGGTAACTTAGTACAATACAATCGTGGTGAATTCACTGCAAACTTAATCAGAAGTGTATTTGGTGATCTTTTCTACAGAAGGGTGGACGTTAAAGACCGTAAGGTGAAAATGTACACCAATGAAGCAGGATTTGACGTTTTCCAACAAGCTTTGAAAACAGATGCTTTAAATTCAGGACTTACTTTCATGGCAGATAGCGGTAATCGTTACATGCAAGGTGAAGGTCAGCACATCACTTACAACTTTGCGTTTGACTCAATGGTCACTCGTGAAACTGGTCGTGTAGAGTTGATTCACTTGAAAGAACTTGATCTTCCACAATCAAATTTAGAATTTGGTCAAAACAAAAAATCCACTCCTGTATTCATGGTATTTGATGTGTCTCCAATGAGCGATGGTTCAATGGTGAACAACATCAGAGAAGTGAGAATGAAAGGTGCTCCTTCTATGACTTGGGGATATATTGATGGTACTCGTCACCACTTAGGTTTTGCAAAATCTCAAGGTATGAGTTCTGCTAACAAGTTCCCTGGTTATGAAATTTGGATGAAAGATAGATGCGATGTATTCATCGAAGATTTATCTCGCACAGTTTTGATCGAAGAAATACCACAGTTCTAATAATCCCCCTAGGAATAGTATTTCTAGACCTACACACACTAGCAATAGTGTTTATACATCCTACCAAGAAGAATCTCCCCCCACCTCCAAGTGGGGGAGTCTTCTTACATACAGAATGAAGAATTAAGGTGATAACTTAATTGCTATCTCTTCGATGAGGATCATTCTGCAAAAACAAAATAAAAAAAACCAAAACAACTAAATAATGGCAAAGATAGGAAAAATCTCTACGTTAAAGAAAGAGTATAACAATAGTCAATTGCAAACAATGCAAGGAGGACTTTCTCAAAAAGGTATGACAAGAGTTCCTGGAACAGGAGTGTTCAAGTATCCATATAGAGAAATCGATGGTCAATATAGAACAGGATTGAATCCAAATGCTTCATATATTAAACGCATCAGCGATCCTCTTGAGAGAGAATTAGAAATTGAAAGAGTTACCAACCTAAAAACAAAACTAGAAGATGCATTAGGAGGAGTGGACTTAGGTCCTCGTTCTACATTCTGGAACAGCGGTCTTAGTGCATCAGAATATGACACTACACATGTTCAACCTGTAAAACTTCTAGATGGTGACAACTATTTTGATTTTTCAAACCCTATGTTAGAACTCGCTTTTTCTTGGCTGAGAGTACATCCTACAATTGCCAGCTCCTATCAAGCTTGGGAAAGAGGTGAATTTCCTGCTGATACACAATTTTATGTTGTTGATGATGAATTAGAAAGTACAATATTGTTTAAGAAGAAACAAATTGTAAACAAAGCAATTAGTAAGTTTGATGCGATGGGTCCAGATAAGAAACAAAAAGTTGCAAGACTTTTAGGACTTCCCGTAACATCTGACACAAAAGAAGAAGTGGTTTACAATTTAGTAGATAATCTTCTTAAAGATGTAGAATTTAAAACAGGAAAATATCAAGGACTTTCAACAATAGAAGTTTTTACAAGATTTGCTGACATGAAAGAAAATCTTTTACACGTTAGAGACTTAGTAAAACAAGCAGTTCAACATTCCATCTATAGATTGAAACCAAATGGTAAAGTTTATGAAGGTGAATTTGAGATAGCAAAAGACGAAGATGATTTGATTAAGTTTCTTGTAGATGATAATAATCAAGATGAGCTTCTTACGCTTGAACAGAAATTAAAAATGAAAAAACTAGCATCAACATGATACCAGTAGATAGTTTATTATACAAGATTGATCAGAAACTAAATAAACTATCAACAAATGACCATCAACAAATTCCATTAGAAGACAAAATCTTAGCTCTTAATGAAGCTCAGATTAAGTTGATAAAACAAAAAGTTGATGGTGATAGCACTGTAAGTGGGTTAGGACTTGATGCTTTTAAAAAGAGATACGAAGATTTACAGAAGCTTGTTGAGCCTTATGAGAAACATGCGTTAGACTTAGTTTTAGCTGATGAAAACATGAATAAGTGGACAACTTCTCTTTTAAATCTTACGCCTGCATACATGTTTTATATAGATTGTTATTTAACAGCAGACAAAGGAAGATGTAAAGATAGAATAATATACATAAACAAAGATTTAACCAAACATGGTGATCTTTCTATGTTTCTAACAAACACTCATTACAAACCATCTTTCGAATATCAAGAAACATTCAATATCATTTCTTCAGATAGTATAGGAATATTTACAGACGGAACATTCATTCCAAAAAAACTTCATCTCTCATACATGCGTTATCCTCAATACATAGACAAAGAAGGCTATGTGAAATTGAATGGGACAGATTCTACAAATCAGGATTGTGAATTGAAAAACTATTTAGAAGATGAACTTGTTGATTTGACAGTTCAAAATTTAGCAATGTACACAGAAAATCAAAGTGCTGTTCAAAATTCAGCATTTAGAATAAAAACAAACGAATAATTATTTAAAACAATAAATTAAAATAAAATGGCAGATTTTTCTCTAACTACGCTCTTCGTAGTTCCTACAGCCCAAACTTCATTACCTACCACAGGAAGCACTCAAGATTTGACTGCTGGTCAACTTGGTATTTTCACTGATGCTTATGTTCCAAGTGCAACAGCTGCAACACTTGCTGCTGCTCCTTACATTTATATTGCTCAAGGTAGAGGTAACACCTACTTGCAAGGTTCTAAAAGATCAGACAAGATTTCTGGTAAGAACAACGCAGGCACTGGAAGAAACGTCACTGAATGGTATAAAGTGAGTGGTATTGCTTATGCTACAACTCAAATCACTAAAGTGAGTGGATTTAATGTAAAATGTGGAGATGTTGTCACTTTAACATTACGTGCACACTCTTCTTACATTGACACCTTGTATTTCAACGGTTTCACTCGTTCTGTAACTGTACAAGCTCCTTGTTGCGATTGTGGTGCAAGCGGTTGTGACAATGTTGATGTTCCTGCATTAATTGATCAATTCATTGCAAAACTTACACAAAAAGCTCCTGGTATCAACCCTGATAACATTAGCTTTAGCACATTCTTCACATTTGCAAGAGTGGGAACTGGTTCTACAGCATATTTGCAAATCACTGGTAAAGCTCTTACTAAATATGGTGTTCCTTGTGACGTTGCTGCATTCCCTTATGAGTATGACAGAATGTACTTCAGAACATTTGTATATTCAGGTCCTGCAACCACTGCTGACTTCATCGTAGCTGACAACTGTAATATCGTTGCCACTGCTACAGTGTTACAACGTGCTTCTTACCCTGCTGGAGGTTCTGACGAAATCACTCAACTTGAGAAGAATTATTATTCTTACCAAGCTGGTTATTTAAAGCATCTCTACAGAATGGCTGGATACAATCAAAACTTTGAAAGTTATGTATCTGCTAACACCACTTATGACACTTATTACATCAGATTTACAGAATACGATAAGAGTGCTTATCAGTGGGGTGATTATATTCCTCAAGAAAGCATGGTGATTATAGCTGTATTGGCTGGAGGTTCTCTTGCTACAGCAATTGAAGCTGCTTTGGCTGGTGTAACTAGTACATGGGCTGGTCCTTTAGGATTGTACACTGACAACAGTGCTCCTGCTCCATCAACTACTACTTCTACCACTACCACTGGTACTTCTACCACCACCACTACCACAACCACTTTGATTCCTTAATCAATAAATAACAAATCATAACCCTATGCCAGAGGTGAGAGAGGATTTCTCAATCCTCTGGCATAATTATTTATAGAGATTATGCCAACATTGCATTTAGATATATTAGTTATTGACACTCACGATAGTAGAACATTAGGGATAGCAGACATATCAACTTATGCTACAACACCTTCTGCTCCTACAATAACTATCACTGTACCAGGATTTAACCCTTTACCAATTCCTTTTGTACCAAATAGTTTTAATGTATTCAATTCTGCAACGTTAGGACTTTCTTCTGCAGGGGTATACAATCCTATTCCTGATGGCATTTATTATTTAAAATATTCAATTGCTCCTGCAAATGTAAATTTTGTAGATAAAACATTCATGAGAGTGGAAAATCTTCAACAGAAGTTTGATGAAGCTTTTATGAAATTGGATATGATGGAGTGTGATTATGCAATTAAGAAACAACAGAAGGTGGAATTGAATAGTATTTACTATTTCATACAAGGATCAATTGCTGCAGCAAATAATTGTGCTGTAGAAACATCAAATAAACTTTACAATCAAGCAAGTAAAATGCTTGATCATTTTATAACCAATGGTTGCAACTGTTCAGGAAACAACTATTTTAATAATTACTAGAATGGCAAACTGTAATCAATGCGGAGCAAATGTAGGATGTGGATGTAATCTAACAAATGGTTTATGTGCATATTGTGCAGGAACTCTAAAAAAATAAAACTATGCTTTCTCCAAGACTTACTAATTGTGTAGATTGTACAACAGTGTCAGCATTACTTGCAGATATTGATTGCAAACTCACAACATTAGCTAACAATCAATATAACAATATTGTATTTATATTAAACAAACCTTTCCCAGACACAGTGTTGGGAGATTTGTTAAACTATAAAAGAATATTGACAAACAGGTTGTGCAATCCTGATTATGCTTGCACTTATTCTACAGAACAAATAGCAAGTAGAGTCAAATTATTAATTCATAAATAAAATTTACAATATGTCTTGTACAAATTGTTTCAACGGATGTCCAGAAACAGGTTCAGATAAATGTATTCAGTATACAGGAATAGGAAGTGAAGTGTTAGGTATTTCTACAGGAGATACATTATTAAGTGTAGAGAATGTATTAATCAACAGAGTGGTATCATTTCTTGACGGATCAGGGATTAGAATCACTACTCTTCAAGATTATCTTTGTGCATTAATAACACCTTATTTAGACAATACACAAGATCCTACACTTCCAGAAGTGTTGGTGGCATTTGAGCGAGCTCTTTGTGATTTACAAACACAAACAACAGCTGTAACAAACACGGTGATAGGTCTTAATACTGGATATACAACAACTTGTTTGTCTGGCGTAAGCTCATCATCCACTATTAAACAGGTGGTGCAGGCAATAATAGTGAAACTTTGCTCTGTTTCTACAGATCTAACAGCTCTCACAACAAACGTAAACACAAACTACGTAAAACTAGCAGATTTAAACTCTCTAATAGCAGCCTATCTACAGAGCATTGCTCCATCAGCACAATACTACACTAAGATGGTGCCTTACACTGTTGTTGAGTATTATGGTTCTCTTGCAGGAAACTTTGATGTAACAGGAAAAGGAATTGCAGCTACAGGATGGGACAAAGTGTATTTGTGTAATGGTTTAAATGGCACTCCTGATAAAAGAGGAAGAGCCACTGTTGGTGCTATTATAAGTGTAGGTGGAGGAGCTCTTGATTCAGAAGTTAATCCTGCTTCTTCAGCTTTCAATCCCAATTATGCATTGAATACAAAAGCAGGAACAAACAGCGTTACGCTTTCTGAAAGCACAATGCCTTCTCACAATCATGCGACAACTGCTACAGATAGTGGACATTTCCATTACACTTCTTCAGAATCTGTAAATTCAGGAGCAGGAGCAGTTAGTGTAAATTCAACGCATCCAATAGGTATAACTAAGAATGACGGCAATCAAACAAGAAATTATGATTTGGTGATTGGCAATGTGCCTGCAATATATGGAATAACAAGCACTAACAGTGCAAATATAGTTGTAACAAATCCTCCAAAGGGTGGCGGTCTACCTCACGCAAATATTCAACCTGTAATATCAGCATATTACATAATGTACATACCTTGATTTTAAATAAATAAAATTTACCACCATGTCATGTGTTCCAGGAATGCCTTGCTACACTCAAACTGTAGTTTATTCTAATGAATGTGATGCTTGTAAACCTCTTACAACATCTGACGATGTGTATTACTCAGCATCGAATCTTCCTAACACAGGAATAAACTTCAAAGACTCTCTAACATTGGCTCTACAGAAGATAGATGCAGAATTTGATCCAATTACATTAGCCTCAACAATACTTGCAACAATTGCTACAAACTATCAAACAAAAGCATTGTTCTGTAACCTTGTAACAAGTTGTGCCACTTTCTCCACCACTACATCTACAACCACCACACATTTATAAAACATTAAACTATGACAGTAGTAATAACATTAACTACAGCAGGAACAAATACAGGACCTTTTAATCTATATTCTAATGTTGATGGATTCACATCAGCATTTGCAACAGGAATATCAAAATCAGCTCTCCTTGCTGGATATACATCAACAGCGGTTCCTAACGGAGCAACAGTTGTAAGAGCTCTTTCTACAGGAACAGATTGTAATGGTTCATATGTAGATATGAATATTAGTGGACTTCCTACATATTACACATATTTAATAAGCGGCACCACTCAAATGAACAATTCTGATGCATGTACAAACTTAACCACTCCTAATACAGTGTATTCAAAAGAAGCCAATTCAGATATTGTAATAAATTTTTACACAAACAGTCTTTGTACAATTCTTTTCTCAGGAGATGGAAATTATTACAAATATCGTCTTCAGAGCTCTTCTTCATTCTATTCTGCACAAATAAATGGAACATCTCCTCTTACTAATATATCACCTTGTTAAAAACACGGTTTGTTTGTTGGTTTACAGACCTGTGTACCCTGCCTTTTCTAAGGCGGGGTTTTTAATTAATAGAGTTAACCTATATAATCTAATTGGTTAAATTAATTTTGTTTTTTTAAAAATACCGTCTATCTTTGTTGTAAATTTGATAAATTTTTTGTATGGCTGAAAACCAAAACGTTCTGTCACAGTTAGAACAACTATTAAGCTGGAAAAAGAGTAAGAAGTTTTATGCTGAAAAGCTAGGAATTACAGAACAAGAAGTGTCAGACTTATTGAAAGAAATAAGAGGAAAAGAAATCTCTTCTGCACCAGACACTTATGAAGAATTTGTAGAAGCTCTTGAAGAGCATTATACAAAGGTGAACAATGATAAAGGTACAATAGAGAGTACATTACAAATAGACTTTGAGCCAAAGAGTGATTTAGAGCTTGCTAAACTACATAAAATAAACTTAGACAAATACAAGATTTCTAACTATTGGACTAAACAGAAATCAAATGGTAAGTTTACATCTTCTGTATTTGCCACTCTGAAGAAACCAAAGGATTATTCTCCAGAAGATTTTTCTAAGTTTTTAGAAACATACAAACCTGCTGACATCATTGTAAGAAGTGTTGAAAATGATCCTCTAGAGAAAGAAACAGTGGATGTAGAAGTTTCAATATGTGATTTTCACTTAGCTAAAAGAACATTAGAAGGTGACACAATAGAACAAAAGAAAGCACAATACTTAGGAGTGGTTAGAGACTTGGTGGAAAAAACAAGAAACTCTTTTGCAATAAACAAGATTGTTTTTCCAATATCAAATGATTTCTTTCATACAGACAACTATCAAAATCAAACAACTAATGGAACTCCTCAAGATGTTCTAGTAGAATATGATAATGAATACGAACAAGGGTTCGATTTATTAGTTACAACAATCAATTACCTACAAGCTATTTCTAATAGTGTAGAAGTGATTCTTGTACAAGGTAATCACGACAGAACCAAATCATTCTATTTAGCACACGCATTAGATGTGTTCTTTAAGAACAACGATAAGGTTGATTTTCAAAGATGGCATTCTACAACTAAACATGTTGTATTAGGAAACACATTCATAGGATATCATCATGGTAATTGTAAGATAGATGACCTTCCTCTTTTATTTGCCACAAACAATGATTCTTGTACAGATTTTGGAAATGCTGTTTACAGGGAGCTCCATACTGCTGATAAGCATCATTACATGGCAAAAGAAATAAAGGGAGTGAGAATACAACAGATGCCTTCATTATCAGGAACAGATAGATGGCATTCTGATAACAACTTTGTAAATCAAATTCGTGCAGGGATTGTACTTATTTATCATCCAATCTATGGAAAGATTGGAGAATACGAAAGTCGAATATAAACAATATGTCAACATTACGAAAACTAGTCTCAGACGTACGAGGTTCACATAAACTTCTTTCTACAGATGCTCTAATAACAGATAGAGTGATAGCATCTGAGATTAAGAACAATACCATTATGCTCGTAAAACGAGAAACAAATCTTCGTAAGCTATGGGCAACAGATACATTGTTTACAACAATCCCATGTCTAGAGATGACAGAAGTGAGCATTTCTGAATGCTGCGGATATGTTGATGATTGTACAATTGCAAGATCTGTAAACAAACTTCCTCGCATCTCTGAGGGCAATTATCAATATACAATACAGGGTGTTTATTCAATAAACGCAATGGGTGGAAATGGTAAAAAGCTAAAAGAAATCACTGTCAATAGATATCTCAACTTACTAAAGCTTCCAATAATAAAGAACGAAGAGTATTATTGGATAATGAATGGATATTTATACGTTACAAACCCTCTTCTAAAAGCAATAAGACTCTCTGCTTTCTTTGAGGAAGATGTTCCAAATGAAATAATGTTCTCTGAATGTTGTTGTGGAAATGATTTTAGCATAGATGACTATTGTAAAAATCCTCTAGATAAAGAGTTTCATGCTCCAGGATATTTAGAAACACAGATATTAAAAATGACTTCTGATAAATTACTGTCCACTTATTTTAGACTTAAAACAGACATGACACAGGATGCAATAGATGGTCAAGCACCAAACACACCCAATACAAAATAACATTAACATAGATGAGTAGAGTGAAGATTGAATGGAGGAGTTGTAGTAAAGAGAATTACAAAGATTATTGTGCAAAACATTCTAATACAAAATTAACGTTTGAAGAATGGAAAAGCATCATATATAAATTTAATGAAGATTTTAGAAACTATCTTCTAGAGACAGGAAAGAAAGAAAAGCTTCCTCATGGATTTGGTGATTTTGCAATAAACAAAAAGAAGAGAAAGAAGATTGTAACATACGAAGGCAAAGATTACATCAATCTTCCTATAGATTGGATAAAAACTAGAGAAAAAGGAAAGATAATATATAATTTCAACCACCATACAGAAGGATATTTCTTTGGATGGATATGGTTCAAACGCACATCAAGAATCAAAGGTCCTGAGTTTTGGTTCTTCAAGCCTACAAGAGTGACATCAAGAATGTTAGCTCACTATTTAAAAACCAACGACAAATATCAGCATCTATATCAATCATGGATAGTGTAAAAAAATCGATATGTCTAAAAAAGTAACAGAACGAAGAAGTTCTCCAGAATATAAAGTCTGGAACAATTTTAAAACTAGATGTTATAATTCAAACACTTTAAATTATAATAGATATGGTGGTAGAGGAATAACTGTTTGTGACAAATGGTTAACGTTTGAAGGATTTTTAGAAGATATGGGAAAAAGACCCTCTAGAAATCATTCTTTAGATAGAATAAACAATGATGGAAATTATTGTAAAGATAATTGTAGATGGACAACTCGTAAAGAACAAACCAGAAATAGAAGCACTAACGTTTATATTTTTTACAATGGTCGCAATATGATTTTAAAGGATCTTGCAAAAGAAGTGGGATTAGATTATCAAGTTATAAAAAGAAGATTAGATAAAGGTGTAGATATAAATATTGCAGTCAGAAAAGATTTAAAATATGTTAGACTATGAGCTACTATTACAAATATAATTTCGTAACTCCTGAACCTGTCTATTCTACAGTGAAAGAAGAGCTTAAGAGCTATTTTGACACTGGTGCTGTAGATGACTTAATGTTCCCTACATATTTAGACAAATGCTTAAGAAAATTAGGCAGGAGTTCATATGTCATAACAGAAACTCAATTACACATTGAAGATTTTCAAGCAAGACTTCCAGACAACTTCTTTGCTGTAAGAGAAGCTTGGTTGTGTACATACGTGCAAGGATATCCCTATCAATCAGCAAACTCGTTCTATTCTCAATCAGAACAAACAACAATACAAGTGTCACCAGTTACAATAAATGGTGTTCCTTGCACAAACTGCTCATCCCCTTCTTGTGATGGAGCATGTCTTCCCCAACTTATACAGGCTGTTTACAAAACTAACAATTCAATAAATCAGAATTACCAAAGAGCTTTCTTGTTAAAACCAGGAAACATTTCTGTAAGAGCTGATTGTGCATTGGATTGTGCAAACTTTGGCTCTTCAGCTGCTGACTCATTTGATATTAGAGACAATAAGTTTGTCACTAATTTTAGAAATGGTGTAGTGCATTTGATATTTTATTCATACGACTACGATACATCTGGTAATCAAATGATTCCTGACAACTATCGTATAAGAGAATACGTAGAAGCATTCATTAAATATAAAGTGTTTGAAACTCTTTCTAATCAAGTGAATGACGAAACATTCAATCAGATAGAAAAGAAGTTGATGTATTATAAACAACTCTCTGAAGAAGCATTCATCATGGCGGATATAGAGGTGAAGAAACAAGACGTTTATAAAAAGCAAAGAAAGATAAGAGAAGAGCTTAATAGATTTAACATGTACGAACTTCCAAATCGTATTGATAGTAGATATGGTTGGAGACGCAATGGATAATTTATAATATACATTATGGCAGACAACGAACAAGGCAATATACGTACAGAATATAGCGTTGCAAGAATAGGCTTGGACATGGACTCTTCTGTTAATCAAATAGTAGAAGGTAAACTCTCGTATGCCCTAAATGCTGCTCTTGAGAACTTTGATTCAAATTCTATTAATTATCAGAATGAATCAGGTAATGATTTATGTTTAAAGTTTCCTGAAGATTTTCAACTAATTGGTGAACATTTCATCAATGAACAAAATAAACACATATTCTTTTTAACCAATCCAAACACAGGAGAAAGTGAAATTGGATATATGGACAATAACGATTGTGTCTATAGAACCTATATAAACGCATTCTGTTTAAACTTTAATGTAGATGATCCCATCCATAAAGCTGTACATAAAATAACTAATTGTACAACAGAAATTTATTGGACGGATGGCATAAACCCAAGAAGATATTTAGATTTAACCAATCTTCCCTACAAAATACAACCAGGCACAAATGTGTGTGATAATGTTACAACAACAGAAATTGATTGTAATAAATTAAAAGTGCAGCCTAATTTTGAGATTCCCTATTTAGATGTGGTGGACATAATTAGTGGAGGAAGCCTAACATCAGGCACATATCAATTTGCTGTACAATATTGTAATGCTTCAGGAGATGCTTACACGTCTTATTATTCTGTCACCAACCCCACTCCTATTGCAAAAACTCAACTAATATCTGCTGATTTTAATTACAATGTAGGAAAGTCTATTGTATTAAATGTTTCCAATCTTGATGTTACAGGATATTTTGAATATTATAATATTGCTGTAATTAAGACAGTGAACTCTATATCTTCTGTAGAACTAGTGGGTACATATTTTATAGATGATAATTTTAATCAAATCACTTACACAGGACAGAACGTAACACAAATACGTCTCACAATAAACGAAATATTCGAAAAGTTTCCTTATTACGATATTGCTCAAGATTTAACAGCTGTACAAGATGTACTTGTATGGGACCAACTCACTTCTATAGACAGGATAAATTATCAACAGATAGCTAATCAAATTGAACTTGGATGGCAAACATATAGAATTCCTTCTACAGAAAACTATGCTGATGAACTAAACGCAACAAACCTAAGAGGCTATCTAAGGGATGAAGTGTACGCATTTGAAATAGTGTTTCTCTTGAAGAACGGAAAACAAACAGATGGATTTCACATCCCTGGAAGAATACAAGACTTCAACGAGTTTTCTCAACCAGATGTTCCTAATACAAATGCAGATTTTATTGGAGAACCCTCGTACACGCAAGGAAACGTGGGATATAGCCCTTATTGGAAAATATACAATACAGCAAGCGTAACAGCAAATTCTCCTGAATATACAACAGATTCGAACTACAAGGGTCCTTATCAGTATGGTAAGTTTGCATATTGGGAATCTACAGAACTATATCCTTGCAACACGTTAGTGTGGGGAGATCTTGCTAACACTCCCATAAGACACCACAAGTTTCCAGACGTAAATATTAGTCCAATATTTGAGACACCATTTATTGAATTAAATGGAAATGGTACATACAAACTTGCTACAGCAAAAGATGCTATATTTCCAATAGGTGTAAAGATTGATATACAAAGAGTTTCTCAA